GCGTATAAACCCTCATAGGCTTTGACCCAGCTGGTGCCATTCCATTGATATTGCACAGTTGTGTTGAGATTGGTAACATATTCAGGAGCGGGATTTTGGTTACTGTCAAAACTCACAGTCCAGTAACTGCCATTCCATTCAATGATATCGTTTGCTGCCGCGATCAAATTGGAACCCACTGCACCGGCCCAGGCCACCGCACTTGGAGTATTAGCATCACCAATGGGATTTAATATCAGATATCTTGTGCCCACTGATGGTGTAAATATATTGACGTTGACAAGATTGACATTTTGTGGATCAATTATGGCAGTAACTGCTGGCAATGTATTGACTGGCAATGTACTTGATATAGGAGTAAACAGCAAACTGGTAGAATCGGTGGGATCGTACGCAACAGTACCCACAATTTCGTGCGCACCATCACTTAATTCAAAATTCAATCTAACTTGACTGATACCGTTTTGCAATTCGCCGTACAAGTTTACCAGTCCGCTCCACTTGACTGGAGTACCAGTGACCTGACCATTTGTGTCATTGACTCCGGCAGCATACAGTTTTAACGAATTGCCCATGTACACAACTTCATATCCAAGCGGAGTGAATCTCTGTTGGCTTACAAGCCCCTCCAGTGTGGTCACAAAGTCTGAATTTAAATCTCCGGTCTCGCTGTATATGCTGGCAATAATGCTGGCAACAACTCCCATCTTTTTAACTTTACTGGGCAAGTTGAGCCAAATTGGCATTTCAAAATCCAATGTGGCAATATCTATTGCTGCATCATCTGTGGTGGCTGGTACACTGCGACTGCTATATGCTACTCCGGTTAAAAATACTGCGCTTAAACTGCTCCAATCAATGAAGTTATCTGAGTTCTGTATTTCTATTGCCGGATTGAACAACGGCAACAACTGTTCAATCAATTGATGCTTTTGATCAGTATTGCTGGTCCAGATATCCACTTTCATTTGCAATTTATACGGCGCTGGCATCAAACGTTCTACAGTATAAATTCCATCTTGTGTACCAGTATAGGTTTGTGTGGCAGTGTTGTACACCTGTTCACGCACTGAAATTTTACCTTCAAAATAGGGATTTAATACTCGATCTCGATCGTACTCTAATCCAGTTATATAAGTGGCCATTGCAGGTACAGCATTTAAAGAGTTTTCACTGTTGTTACGCAGTATCATTGCGGCCTGTCGACTCTGATCACCGTAGTAAATAGGAACAGTTTGTAGTGTGACATTGCCACCCGAATCTTGACCAAATTCGACTTGAAAGTTGGATAACAGTCTTATAAACTGTATTACAAATCTACGGATCTGTGCGTCATATGAAAATTGTACTGGCATATTGATTATTTGTTGTCACTGTTGTCGGCCCGCGGAGTTAGAGCAATGCTGAGATTTTGTCTTTCGTTCCAAACTGTGCCTTGACTGTCAGTGTATGTGTTAGTGTTATTTACATAACTATTGCGTACAGTTTGATTATTTGCAGCACCCGGGGTAATATTGGTACGTACTGCATCTTCAATTTTGCGCCAAAATCTTCCATCAAATCTAAATAGCCTATTGGGCAAATAGTCCAGTCTAAGAAAGTAGTCGCCTTCGTTGGGATTGGTTGGGAACGCAATACCAGCACTGGTGGTCAGCTGATTTGGAGCACGACCATCCCCGGTTAAATAGCCTTGTATTTTATAATCAGGACTGGTAACTCCACTATCGGCAGTGGGATCAAGTTGATCGGCAGTGATTGAGTTGTTGTCGCTGGTTATGGGGTTGCCTACCGGGTTGCCTGCGGGGTCGGTAGCAACTGTGTACACGGTGCTGGTATTGTACCCACTAAGTGGTACATCAAACTCACTTTGTGCAACAATGGTTTCGTTGAGATTCAAGTAAGTTTGATAGGTACTCAAAATGTTGCCCACTGGAGTTGTTGTGTTGGGGCCGGCCACAACATTATTAAGAATATCTTTGTATTCTTGACTGTCCACCATGGGATTGAGTTTGACTCGCCACAAGTGCGGCCACCAAGTTGGTGAAAATCCTTCACCACCAAAACTGGCGTCACTGACCACATAATATCTTTTTAACGCTGCCGGCAAATCGGTGTTTAATGCGTCATAATCTTTCAAGTGTTCTAGTTCCAACACATCCCCTGCGATCAGTTTACGTCCGATTAGATCTACCATGTCACGCAAATGAAAGGTCATGAAGATCGTGCCGGTTTGTAAAAACAAACCAAATTGGCTTAGATCAAAATCTTGATCGGCACGTTGATAGTGACCGCGCATTTTATACACAGTGGTTTCGTATTTTCTATCTCGATTCTCGGTCCATAATAAATCTTGTATGTTTGAGACACTTTGATTTGTGTAAGCCGGCTGAGTAGCATCCGCACTAAATCCTATCTGCGTTCCGCTCGGTATCGCAACAGTGGTCGGTAAATTCAAAGTTATGCTGTTTGATGAAACGGTGCTGACTGTGGCGTTGGTGGGAATTCCGGTGCCGTAAACAAAATTGCCCACTTGCACATTGCCCACGGTGGCAAAATTCAATTGAATATCAGGCCCGGTCTGAGCGGACGAGGTGTTTAAATACATGCCTTGTGGATTTGTGCCTAGATATTTGTTCAGCAGTACTCCAGTACCACCAATAGTGAACATTTCGGAAATGCGACGGTCAAAGAACTTGTAATCATTCGAGTGCTTGCCATCTTGCCATAAACTTAAACGGGCCATTTTGAGTCCTTATTAGCATATTTATCGCATTTGACTGGGAATGGGAAAGGTGTTATAATAAGTAATATTATGAGTCACAGCCCAGAATTACACCAAAGATTGACTGATGCAAATCCGGTAGTTCAACGACTGGGCAATACACAGTTACATTTGATGTACCAAAATTGTGTGGGTCTGTGGGCCCGATTGGACAGTGAATTTGTGGAATGTAGACGTAAACGAAAGTTTACAGCAAAATACGAAGAACTTGCCAAAAAATTGGAAGAAGCACTTGTTGTATTAGAGCAACAGTTGATCTTAGGCAGTTTGCTGAAAATATAGTATAATAGAATTTTAAGGAGTTGTTATGGCCACGGTTGCAGGCATTAAAATCAAAACCAAACAAACCAAAGTCCGTAATCCCGCTTTTCACGACGAAAAATACACCGGGGGCGAACCTGATTGGAGCGAGGACGACGTCAATTTGAGCGATGCTGATTTTGACCATAAACTTCGTCAAAGTTTCTATTACTACAATTACTACTACAGTCAAAAAGATGCACGCAAGAACGTGATCGAGTGGTTGAAACTGAGACCCAAAGAATACACCAAAGAACAAGTTAGAGCATTTGAGCGTACTTCGGATAAAAGTATTCCAATGACTGCCTGCAGTTTGATCATGGCCAACGTTCGTGCCAATATGCCGCTCAAATCGCGACACCTTGAGTTTTTAAGCGAATGTATCCTAGATGCCATATCCAAAGCCGATCCCGAACCTGTTGAAGTCGCCACAGTAGAAGATAAACCAGTGTACAAGGCACCAACCATACAAGATCGACTGAACGAAAAGACCAGCGAAATCATTGGCGAACTAGAAGGGCACTACGATGATGCGGTTCGAAATGTCAAAACTAATTTTAAGCCATATGATTTTTTAGTTGCCAACAATGTGGTACAAAGTCAAATTGCCAAGTACGAAGAACTTTATGCCAATCGTGCCAGCGAACTAGAACTTGCACGTGGACGAACCGAAGAACAACTGGTAGAAGGATATAAACACTACAAGGCCGCAGACTTTAAAAGAATAATTGGTTGGATTGATGATTTACTAGCGGCACTGGAACAGTACAAATCTGTGAAAAAGGCCAGTAAAAAAGCCCGAGTTAAAAAAGCGCCCAGTAAAGAAAAACTCATTGCCAAACTCAAATACGCCAAGACCGATCCCGTTCTTAAAATTGTGTCAATCAATCCCGCAGAAATTGTTGGGGCCAGCGAAGTTTGGGTGTTTAACATTAAAACTCGAAAACTGGGCCGATACGTTGCTGGCAGTTATCAAACCCTAAGCGTCAAAGGTACCAGCATTGTCAACTTTGACGAACAAAAGTCGGTCAGCAAAACACTAAGAAAACCCGAAGTCGCTCTCAAAGAGTTTGCCAAGGCCGGCAAAGTGCAGTTGCGTAAGTTCTTGGATGATATCAAGGCCACAGAAACCAAAATGAACGGACGCATAAATCCTGATGTGGTGCTACTAAAGGCAGTATAAATA